AGGAGGTTCCCCGCAAGCGTCTGGGCTACATCATTCCGCGCTGGCAGACGGTATCCGGGTCGCAGTACGCGCACGGCCCTGCCTACGTGGCGCTGGCTGATGCCCGCCTTTTGCAGCAGATGACGCTGACGCTGCTTGAGGCTGGGCAGAAGTCGGTCGATCCGCCGATGGTTGCGGTGGGCGAGATGATCCAGGGCGGCGTGAACACCTATGCTGGCGGCGTGACGTGGGTGGATGCCGACTACGACGAGAGGCTGGGCGAGGTTCTGCGCCCGATGACCATCGACAAGACGGGCCTGAATTGGGGGACCGATCAGGCGATGCGGATTGAGCAGATCCTGTCGCGTGCGTTCTACCTCGATCAGGTGCGGATGCCGCAGTTCGACGGCCAGCCTAGGACGGCGACCGAGTTGCGCATGGTCTATGAGCAGTGGGTGCGCTCGGCGCTGCCGCTGTTTGAGCCGATTGAGACGGAATACAACGCGGCGGTGTGTGACGAGACGTTCGAACTGGCGCTGGAGAACGGCGCGTTCGGGTCCGCCATGGACATGCCGCCGATGCTGCGCGGACAAGAGATTCGCTTTGAGTTCGACAGCCCCATTCAGGGTGCGGTCAAGCGGGCCAACAGCCAAGCGTTCCTTGAGTCCGCACAGTTGCTGGCAACCGCCGCGCAACTCGATCCGAATGCGGTGCATGTGTTCAACACCCGTGCCGCTATCCGCGATGCTCTCGACGGTGCCGGCGCTCCCTCCGATTGGTTCAACACCGAGGAGGAGGCGGCTGCCATCATTGACGCAGCGCAACAAGCACAGGCTGAACAGATCGAGGCGCAGGAAATCGAGCAGGGCGCGCAGATCGCCAATCAGGTCGGGCAGGCCGGGCAGTCCCTGGCTGCGATGGAAGGCATGGCGTGACGCATCCAAGCGGCCGCCCGATGCGGCCCAGCGTCATCAAGAAGGTACGGCAGCCGGTGGGTACGTTCACCGGCTTCGTGACGACAAGGCTGAGCCAGAACATGGATCAGTTGGCAGGCGGCTGCGGCTTCCCTATCATGCGGGCTGAAGAGCAAGTCCTAGGAGCATGGGTGAGGCGATGAGGATTCGACGGACGAAGTACGAGCGCGCGGTTCGTAAGGCATACGACGAGGCCGAAAAGCTGATGGCAGCGGGCAAGCCAATGGAAGCGTGGGCGCGATTGGACATGGCTCCGAAGCCCCGCAAGATCCGCAAGACAACGGTCGTCACGACTAGCGTGTCCTACCATCGGCCGAGCGCGTCATAAGTGGCTCGCAAGCCCGTCACCAAGCAGCCGTGGCACCCCTACGAATGGGAGCCGGCAGACGCCTACGCACTACAGGCCCTCGCCCGTGGCATTGCCAATGAGGCGCAACAAAAGCGGGCGCTGGATTGGGTCATTCGATCCGCCGGCACCTACGACAGCACGTTCTATGTCGGGCAGCACGATGCGTCCGATTTTGCACAGGGAGCGCGGCACGTGGGGCTTCAGATCGTGAAGCTTCTGAACCTGCCGCCCACCCTTATCGAGAAGGCGAAGAATGTCTGAAGCCCTTGCTGACACCACTGCGACGACAGCGGCCCCTGACGGGGCCGTTTCTGTTTCTGGCACCACGGATGCAGTAGCGCCCGCGCCTGCCGCTGACGGCGCTCCTGCTGCGTCTGGAACGCTGCTGACGGGCGAGCCTGCGGACAAGCCGATTATCGCTCCTGCCGATTGGCCGGAAGACTGGCGTTCGAAGGTGGCTGGCGAGGATGCCAAGGAGCTTGCGCGCCTTCAGCGCATGGGTTCCCCGGCAGACGTGTGGAAGGCATACCGCGCACTTGAAGCCAAGATCAGCAGCGGGCAGTTGAAGCAGGGCCTCAAGCCTGACGCCACGCCAGAAGAGATCAAGACCTGGCGGGCCGAGAATGGCCTGCCGGAAAGCCCAGAGGGCTACAAGCCGCAGTTGCCGAATGGAATGATCCCCGGCGAGGCGGATGCCCCGCTCATCAACGGGTTCCAGAAGACGGCCCATGAGTTGGGCATGACGGCGGACCAGTTCAACAAGACACTCGCATGGTACTACGGCGAGTTGGACAACGTTCAGGCCACTCAGGTCGAGGCCGACAAGGCATTCCGTGGCGAGGCAGAGGAAGTCCTGCGCGCCGAATGGGGGGCCGGCTATCGCTCTGAGGTCAAGGGCATTGCGAATTTCATCGAGGCATCGGCTCCCGCCGGCCTTGGCGACATGCTGTTCAACGCCCGCACTCCTGACGGCAAGCTGATTGGCGATCACCCCGAGGTGCTTCGCTGGCTGTCGTCTCTGGTGCGGACCGTCAACCCGATGGCAAAGCTTGTTCCGGCTGGATCGGCAGACCCGATGAAGGCCGGCGAGGCTCGTATCTCTGAGATCGAGCAGACCATGCGAACCGACCCGCAGGCTTACTGGAAGAACCAGGCCATGCAGGACGAGTTTGGTCAGCTTCTACAGGCGCGCGAAACCATGAAGGGACGCGCCGCATGACCCGGGACGAGGCAGTCGAACTGTTGGACTACGACCCGTCCTCTGGCGACTTCCGGTGGAAGGTCCAGTCTGGGGGGACTATCCCCGGAAGGATTGCTGGAACCGCGCATAATAACGGCTATTGGCAGATCAAGGCGCGAGGAATAGCCTACCTTGCGCACCGCCTTGCGTGGCTCATGGTTCATGGCGAGTGGCCATCGAACGAAGTGGACCATATCAACGGCGACAAAAGGGATAACCGGATAGCCAATCTGCGAACTGCAACGCGGTCGCAGAACATGGCTAACAAGGGCGCAAACCGCAACAACACTAGTGGCTATAAGGGTGTCTCGCTCTTCAAGCGCACTGGCAAGTGGGTGGCCTGCTACTGCAAGGACGGCAGGACAGTTCACGTTGGTTACTTCGACACCGCTGAAGAAGCGGCTCAAGCTCACCGAGTGGCCTACGAAAAGGCATTCGGCATCTACGCTCGCGCAGCGTAACGCGCACCCCGGCGACCAGTAACGGACAACCCGCAAGGCCCCGCGAACCTCCCACTCTACGCCACAAGCTGACGACCCAGACTGTGTTGAGCGGCCCCGCTAGGGCAACCCGCAAGGCATCCGCGTGGGCAACCGACGGCTACGGCATTCACCCCGTAACCCTCTGAAATCATAGGTGAAACCATGGCTGCGACAGCCTTTCAGATTCAATATCGCCAGGAGTTCGTGAGCGCCTTCGAACAGCGTCAGTCGATGCTGTCTGCCTCCGTCACCCGCGAAGCTGTTATCAAGGGCAATCAGGCGACCTTCCTTGTCGCCGGCTCTGGTAACGCGACCGCTGTGACGCGCGGCGTCAACGGCCTCATCCCGGCCCGCAACGACGACCTGAACCAGTACACCGCGACCCTGGTCGAGTGGCACGATCTGGTCCAGAAGACCGACTTCAACATCTTTGCCTCGCAGGGCGACGGTCGTCGCATCATGCAGGAAACCACCATGGGCGTGATCAATCGCAAGATGGATCAGGACATCCTAGTGGAACTCGACAACGGCACGCAGGACGCGGGCAACTCCGCTTCCACGATGTCGCTGTCTCTCGCCCTGCGCGCCTGGACGATCCTTGGCAATGCCGACGTTCCGGTGCAGGAAGAGGACAAGATGTTCTGCATCATCAGCCCGGCTGCTTACAGCTACCTGATGCAGACCAAGGAGTTCGCCTCGGCTGATTACGTCGAGGTCAAGCCCTTCTCCGGTCCCGCGCGTCAGTATCGCCGTTGGGCTGGTGTGAACTGGATCATGCACCCGAATGTGTCGGGCGCGGGTACGGCGGCTGAGAAGCTGTTCATGTTCCATCGCGATGCCATCGGTCAGGCCGTCAACACTGGCGACATGAACATGGCTGTCGGCGTGGACGAGGAGCAGCACTACTCCTACGCCCGTTGCTCGGTCTACATGGGCAGCAAGATCCTCCAGAACACCGGCATCGTGCGCATCAACCACGACGGCTCGGCTTACGCCGCCACCTAATGACGGGGGGCTTCGGCCCCTCGCTCTCTTCCTCTCCATTCAAATCAGGAGGCCATTATGGCTTATTCGACTTCTGCCCCTCCCGCCCTTGTGGCGCAGGGGATCGGTGGCTACGGCAAGGTGTGGATGTACGTCACCGCTGCTGATGCGGCTGGCGCTATCGACGCTTCCGACTTCATCACCAACGGCTCGGCCCTTGGCCTGTCCGTGTCCGACACGTTCATCGTCGTGGATACCGCCACGCCGCTGACGACCATGCACCGCGTCGAGTCCGTGACTGCGGGCGGCGCTGCCGACCTCGCGCTCGGCACGA